GCTTCAAGCATTTGCATTCTTTCGAGGTTGGCCTCGTGAAATTCATGTTCCGTGTGCATTCTTCGCTTTCACATTTGATTGCCGCCCGAGTTTAGCAAATTTAAGTAGGAAATACAATCCCGTTGTCTATTCTTTTTTTTGGTGTATGATGCGCTTAAACCAACCGAAAAGGAGATACATGACACTGACTGAATTTTTTGACACCAAGCCGAGAGGGGCGAAGCTGGCAATGGCGCGGAAGCTGGGCATCAGCAAGACGTGGTTGAGCCTGCTTATTTCCAACAGGGAAGTGCCTAGCCCGGAGTTGTCCGTTGCCATTGAGCGGTACACCAAAGGGCAGGTACGTCGCACCACGCTGCGGCCAGACATCTTCGGAGAACTCAGATGATTTGGTACAAGTTCCACATCGGTGACTACCTGACGCACACCGTGCATCTGTCGGATGCGGAAGATTTGGCCTACCGCCGTCTGCTGGATTTGTACTACATGAGCGAAAAAGAAATCCCACTTGAAACCGAATCGGTTTCCCGAAAAATCCGTCTGGATTTGGACATAACCGAATCGGTTTTGAATGAGTTCTTTGAACGTACCGAAACAGGGTACTTTAATCGTCGTTGCCATGACGAATTGACACGTTATCAACGTCAAGTTGAGAACAATCGACAGCTTGGCCTCAGAGGAGGAAGACCGTCGAAAAGCGAATCGAAAACCGAATCGAAACCGAAAGCGAACCCTAACAGAAACAGAAATAGAAATACAAATACCATTTCGTCGGATGCTCCGACAACATCACGTTTTGATGAATTTTGGAACAACTGGCCGACATCGAAACGCAAAGTCGCTAAATCGGCCTGTAAGACGAAATGGGAGCGTCAAGCACTAGACCCCTTAACCGACAAAATAAACGCCGTGGTGACCCGTTTAAAGGCCTCTGAGCAGTGGGTTTCGGGGTTTGAGCCTGCGCCCATGACGTTCTTGAACCAAAAGCGGTGGGAGGATGACTCGGAAACCGATTCGGTTAGCGGTTCGGTTGCAGGTCGGAGGGTGATATGACACCGATTGAGCAACTGTTGAGCCGACTGGCAAAAGTCAAAGGCCGCAACGGGTCATGGACGGCACGTTGCCCTGCCCACGAGGACAGAGGCCCGTCATTGTCGATCCGCGAAAAAGAAGATGGCCGCATCTTGCTGCACTGCCACGCAGGGTGCGACGTTTTCCAAGTAGTGCATTCGGTCGGGCTGGACTTGGGCGACCTGTTCCCGCCTGACGACAAGCGCCGCGACTACCCAGTCCACGGGTTGCCTGCGGTGAAGCCTGCGTTCTACGCCAGCGACTTGCTGCGCATCATCTCGTTTGAGACACTGGTGGTCGCCATCTGTGCCTACGACATGAGCCAAGGCAAGCGGCTGGCCGAGGGCGACAGAGAGAGATTGAAAGTATCCCAACAGCGAATAGAAGAGGCGGTGAAGTATGCAAATGTCTAGCGTAGAGGTTCGGGCAAAGGAGTTGGATGAGGCGCGTCGCATCCGCATCATCAAGCCCGACGAGATTGATTTTGAGAAATACCTGAAGGCCAACGACGTGGCCCAGAAGGTTCGGTTGGCAGACGAGTTCTTGCTGGAGATTGAGCAGGAGTTGAACAGCCCGAAGGTTGAGGAATTGCAGACCATGCCGTGGCCGAAGACCAGCCAAGGGTTTCAGTTCCGCGCTGGTGAGGTCACGCTGTACGCAGGCGGCAACGGTGGCGGCAAGAGCATGGTGACGGGCCAGATCGCACTGGGGCTAATCAAGCAGCGCCAGAAGGTAATGATTGCGTCGTTCGAGATGAAGCCCAAGCGAACCCTGTTCCGTATGCTGCGTCAGTTCGCTGGCGAGAACATCGACTTCCCACGTTACATCGACAAGGCGCGGTATCTGAACGGGTTGATTGAGCGTATGCGCCTGTTTGCTCTTGACCACCTGTGGCTGTACGACCAGCAGGGCACAGTGACCGCGCAGCAGGTGATTGCGGTCTCGCGCTACAGCGCTGTGGAGTTGGGTGTGCAGCACATTTTCATTGACTCGCTGATGAAGTGCGTGTCTGGCGAGGACGACTACAACGCGCAGAAAGCATTTGTCGATGAGTTGACCTCGCTGGCGCGTGACCACAACGTCCACGTCCACTTGATCCACCACATCCGCAAATTGCAAAGCGAGGAGATCAAGCCGAACAAGAATGACATCAAGGGTTCGGGTTCCATCAGCGACCAAGTGGACAACGTCCTGATGGTCTGGCGGAACAAGAAGAAGGAGCACGACGCGCAGACTGGCTCGGTCGATCCGATGATCCCTGACGCTTACCTGATGTGCGAGAAGCAGCGTAACGGCGAGTCCGAGGATTGGTACTCGCTTTGGTATCTGAAAGACAGCCAGCAGTTTGTGGAGTCCTGCGACTCGCGTCCAATGTCATTCGACGCTGGGGGGGAATTTTGAATGCCGCGCAAGAAGGTGTTGGAGACGATGAACATCGGCATCGCTGTCTCGTTCGATGGGTCATTAAAAAGAGACTGGAAGATCGTGACGGTGCTCACAACTGGCTCAACGGCTACCGTGACCACATGGGGAAGCAGCACAAGGGATGGAACGACTTACATCCCAAGTCACGTCTTGAAGCAGATGTTCGAGAACAGTGGGCAAAGGGTAATAGAGGCAACACAGGAGAATGGAAATGACAGACGACGAAGAAATTGAGTTTCACCGACTTAAAACGGCAAGAGATTCTCTGATGCTGTTGGTTGCTAATTTGCGCGGGCAGTTGGAAACCATAGCCGCCGACGAGCGTGAGGCGTGTGCATTGATTGGTGACAGCATGGATGCTTGTCAAGATGGGGCTATTGGCAAAGCCATCAGAGCAAGGGGGCAAGCATGATTGAAATCACATTACCTTGGCCTCCAACGGTCAACACTTACTGGCGCAACTTCGATGGGCGCGTTCTTATCAGTAAGAAGGGACGCGAGTACCGCAAGGCGGTGGCCGACCAAGTGCTGATACAGCGGGCTAACAAGCACATCGACTACGCCGTGAAGGTGGAAATCAGGGCATATCGCCCTGACCGCCGCCGTCGCGACCTAGACAACCTGCTCAAAGCAATTCTGGACTCCATGACTCACGCAGGCGTGATGCAAGACGACGCCTTAATTGAAGACCTGCGGGTGTACTGGGCGGACGAGATTGGTGGAATGGTGAAGATAACTATTGAGGGGATTGAATGAACTTCATTTTTGCTTTGGTGGTGGTGTACTTTTTGTTCTCAGGAGACCCGCCGTTGATTGATGTCCTGCATGACCGCGTAATGCAAAGTTTGGAGAAAAAAGCATGACAGAAGAACCAGAACTGATTGACATTTACGCGATGTTCATCTTGATGGGTTTGGTACAAAAGCCAGTGCAAGGTCGGTCAAGAGTTGACATTGCTTACGAGGCTTTTGAACAAGCGAGAGCGATGGTTGATGTGCGTGAAGACTTTATAAAAGAAAGGAGAAAGTGATGGAAGAATTTTTCCAAGTGGTCAGTTGGATTTTGATGTTGACTGGGATTGGGGTCTGGGTATTTGGGTTCTTCATGGTGTGGTTTTACTGGTCATGCCAACGGCCACCAAAGGATGAGCAATGAGTGAAGACCGCGACCCACACAAAGCCGTTGACTACATCCTGCTCAACGGAAAGAAGTTCGCTAAAGCAAAGGCCGAGAGGTGCTACATCGAAGAGTACCGAAAGTCCCTCAAGGCCATCTTGATGAAGCGGAGCATGGAGAGCGCCATTGGAGCGCAAGAGCGCGAGGCATACGCGCACCCTGAGTATGTGCAGCTTCTTGAGGGGCTGCGCGAGGCAATTGAGATAGAAGAAAAGCTGCGCTGGGATTTATTGGGGGCACAAGCCCGCGTTGAAATCTGGCGCACCGAACAAGCAAACAACCGAGCAGAAGGAAAGGCAACGCTATGAAAAAGACTGTGTTTACGATTTTGATTATTTGTTCAATGGGCTGGCTGGAAGGATGTTCAACGAACACGAGGGTGGTTGAAGAGCCTACGTTCACCAGTCAGACGCTGGTGCTCGACAAGAAGATTCAGCCACTGACCCGCATGGAGCAGATCGACGCTATCAAGGAGTGCCAAGAGGTCAACCTGCGGCCACGTCTGGTGTACGGCAAGCGGATGGTCAATGGCGTCAGCAGCGAGATCGTGCTGGACGTTATCTGCGCCAACAAGTATGCGTTCTGACGCCATGAGAGCCGTCTTCAACCTCTTCGCCGTTGCCTGCATGGCAATTGGCTTTGTTGCGACCCTGATGGTGGCCGGGTACGCTTACTACTACTACCAGTACGTCCCTGAGTGCTTCACCCTCCGCGCAGCATTCACCAAGGAGTGCAAATGACGCCGACAGCCAAACTGCGTTTTGTTGAGCGCACAGTACAAGTGCCATTTCAAAACTACAAAGATGTAACGGAATCAAAAACAGTCCGCATCCTCCAGCAATGGTGGGAGAAATCAATAACCATCAATCTTGGTTGGACTGGTGATATACCTTTGCGAAAAGCAGAGGGTGAATGGCGTGATGTACCACTTGAGGTGGAGCAAGCATGAAAGAAGACACCACAACCATCGACCCCACATGGATGAGCAAGACAGGCGGTTTTGCCCGCGACATGACCATGCGTGATGAATTTGCGGGACGGGCTATGCAGGTGCTTAAAGACAGCGTTTGGAATTTTGAGTTGCTTGCAACAGAGGCTTATCTAATGGCAGACGCAATGCTTGCAGCGAGGGATGCGAAATGATACTTACACCACAGCAGATGGCAGAGTCAACGTTAAAAATACTGGATGACGTTGTTGCCGACATCTACCCACCAGAAGAACGCGAAGAGGCCAAGGCCCGCATCCTTGATGCGTGGAGCGCGGAGATGTTTCAGGGGAGGGACGCGGCATGAGTGGCGAGGACGATGACTACCTAGAGGACATTGTCGTCACCGTCATTTCGGTTTTTGCGTTTGTTTTGTTTGTCGCTGCCGTGGGTAGCATTTTGTGGGCGCTAATTGCATGATTCAAGTTATCTACATCCCCATCCTGTTCGTCTGTATGAACAATCACTGTGAGTTCATGCAGTCAATGAAATACTTCACCCGCGAATCGGAGTGCCGTAGCTCAGTAGAGGAGCAAAAGGAAAACCTACGCAAGATGTCCCTCAAAGGTAACGCCATGATTACCCAGCTTGAGGGTACTTGCATCACATTAAAGAATGGAATGCTATGACTTGGGTTATAGACGTGCGGTACATCGACAACAACGACATCAGCAAATCTGTGGGACAGAGCGTAACTCTGAATGATTTTTTGCTTCATCATTACGAAGAAGATGCATTTGATATTCGGGTCGAAGTATTCAAAAAAATCCTGCAAGACATAGAGCGTAAAAAACAAAAAATGGAGCAAACATGAAAACTGAAGAAGACGAGGCGTTTGACGACCTTGCCCGCAAGCAAGGTGCGTGGGGCGGTGGCTTTCAAGCTAAGCGCCAAGCGGCAATGGACAAAATCAATTCCCACTTTGATGCGGAGTACAAGAAGATGCACGAAGACCGCGCTGTGTACGGCACATCGTGGTCAAAAAATGGTGAGCGCATTGACCCAGCAAGCGTGTACCTTGAGGAGCCAGCGCAGGAGCAAGAGGAGGATTGGGGTGCGCTTGCTGAAAAGCAGTTGGCATCAATTAAACGCGACACGCGGGCAAACTTTGAAGACGCAATGGTTCGCGCTACGCATAAAGTGATGGCCGAATTTGAGGCACAGCCAGCGCAGGAGCCTGTGACGCACTTGTGGGAATGTCTCGGCAGATGGTCTGCGTACCTTGTTGAAAATGGAAAGCAAGCAGACTGTGCGCCTCCATCATGGCTCGTTGACGCAATAAATAAGGCCACCACCCCACCCCTGC